TTCTGGCGTAAGGACAGACGTGAATGCATCAACATTGGTTTTAGCTGCGCCGTTGACAACAGCCGGATCAAATGGCCTTTCCGATGATGAGTCTCCAGCAGGAAGAGTGTCTTCGACTAAAACCCTTACTGCTAACGGCTCCATTGCCAGTAGCACATCAATCGCGAAATACTATGGAGGTGCTGCATCTTTTGCCGCTGGTGGATATTACCAATTAAGCAGTTCTGATTTTACATTTGGCACTGGAGATTTTACAATTGAAGCCTGGGTATACAACCCAAGTACAACCTCTGGATCGCTGTTTGCAACAAATACGAACAGTTTAGCAACGACCACTTTCAATGCGCGTTTTTACGGCAACACGCAAACGATCAATGTGTACACCAGTGGAGGCAGTGACTATATCACTGTCACTCAAGTTCCAGTGAACCAGTGGGTTCACATCGCGATGTGCCGCAGCGGCGGCTCAACAATGCGAGTTTTTATCGATGGAGTTTTAAGGGCGACAAGTTTTGGTTGGGCCGCTAGTCTGACAGATTCTGACCAGTTTTTTATAAACACAGGCAGGGATGGTTCGGGAGCCAGGTATTACCAAGATGTGCGCGTTTACAAGGGGTTGGCTAAATATAGTGCTGATTTTATTGTTCCCGATTCTGCTCCAAAGCCGCTAATTAGTGCAGGCAACGATTCCCTCGTAGACACCCCAACTTCTTACGGCACCGATACAGGCGCTGGTGGGGAGGTGAGGGGTAACTATTCGACTTGGGGCGCACCCTATGCCGCAGCGGCTGGGCTTAGCAATGGAAATCTTGATTTTCTTGCCCCAACCACCATGAATGCTTTTGGGTCAATTTCAGTGACCTCAGGCAAGTGGTACTGGGAAATTCTCAACAGCGGCACAGGCTTGTCTTACGTTGGGATTATGGACTCAACGATTACAAGCGCAACCGATACATCTTGGAGTACCCAGTCAAGAGCGTATGTGTCAGGAGGTTCAAAATACAATGGCTCTAGCAGTTCCTACGGATCGTCTTGGGCTGCGGGTGATGTCATTGGTTTTGCTCTCGATCTAGATTCTAATTCCCTTACTTTTTATAAAAACGGAGTAAGTCAAGGCGTTGCCTTCTCAACGGGATTGATTGGGAAGGAGTGGAAGCCATTCGTCTATGGTTCCTCTGGTTCAGGTTGCTCCGCCAACTTCGGCCAACGCCCCTTCGCCTACACCGCCCCAAGCGGCTTCAAGGCGTTGTGCGATACCAACCTGCCCGCCCCAGTAGTCGCCAAGTCTTCGGACTATTTCCAGACAACCTTATGGACAGGCAATGGTGGCTCTCAGTCCATCAGCAGCTTGTCGTTTAGTCCAGACTTTGTTTGGATCAAGGCCAGAAGTGCAGGAAGCACCGACCACTGCCTGTTTGACACAATCAGAGGCGCAACCAAGGGTCTTCACAGCAACCAAACGATTGCCGAATGGACTGACACGGCAACTCTTACAGCTTTTAACTCCAACGGGTTCACCCTTGCTGGACATCCTTATACAAATGGCAATGGGACCACATACGCTGGCTGGGCATTTGACGCCGGAGCTACAACGACCACAAACACCGCAGGCTCCATCACTTCTAGTTGCAGAACGAATCAGTCAAGCGGTTTTTCAATCGCCACGTTTACTGCACCTTCAAGCGGCAGTGCAACTATCGGTCATGGATTAGGGGTTGAGCCTCACATGATCATCATCAAGTCTCGTGATCAGGCATACAACTGGTGCGTGTATCACAAAGCGTTGACATCCAATGCTTACTTCCTGAACCTCAACACAACTGCAGCTCAGAGCAACGCCAGCAACATCTGGAATAACACGACACCTACTTCGACTGTATTTTCACTTGGTAGTGGTTATGCCGGTGCTGGCGCGACCGTGGCGTACCTATTTAGCCCAGTAGCCGGGTACTCTTCTTTCGGCAGCTACACAGGCAATGGTAGCGCAGATGGGCCGTTCGTTTATACCGGGTTTAGGCCAAGGTGGGTGATGATTAAGCGTAGTGATGCTGTTGGTAGCTGGGGAGTGCTAGATACTGCACGCAACACATTCAACGTATCTGATAAATTACTGTGGGCAAACCTTTCTGACGCTGAGGGCACATACACTATTCTTGATATTCTTTCTAATGGTTTCAAGCTCAGAGAATCTACTAATGGATACAACACGTCTACTGGCACCTACATTTACGCCGCCTTCGCAGAAAACCCATTTCAATACGCCCGCGCACGCTAGTAGTGAACACGACTAATGGCTAAACCAAGCAAGACTCTTAACGGCACCAATCGTCTAGAAAGCAAGCCAAAGTTTTCTAGACAGGGCAATGGTCGCAATAGCAAGCCTTCTCATGGTCGCAAGAAACGACGTGGCCAAGGAAAAGGTTAACTGACTATTGTTTGGCCGTTCTACAATACAAACACTGCTCACATTGCCATGGCTCTTTACAGCTATTTGAACGGCTACCCTCAGCCCCTGCCATTTCGCATTGAAGTGGATGGACTTCCTCGCACTGATCCGTCATCTTTTACTGCTGAAGAAATTTATCGCGCTGGCTATCGCGGCCCCATTGAATTCCCTGGTTGTGACGGGGCAACAGAGCGTTTGCTTTGGAATGGCGATGAGTTTGAAATTATTCCACTGACACAAGAAGAGCTGGATGCCGCTGCAGAACAGGCTCGCCGTGGTCGCGTGAATTACGAGCAACTATGGCAAGTGCTGAAGGCCACAAGCGTTTACCAGACTTTACGCGCCGCTGCTGCCAGTGATTTGCCGGCCAATATGATCTGCACTGAACTACTGGTAACGCTATCCGATGCTCGCGCGGGCAAAGCAGATGAAGAGGCTATTGGTGCACTCTTGGGACAGTTGCTTGAGGCACTACCCCTCACTGAGGAGGACGAAGATAGTTTGTACGCTGCATTGAAGGCTGGTGGCGTGGAATGGCTATATACCATTCCAGGATATGTTCCCCCTGAAGATGCAGAATAATGGGGCAGATTAAAACCAACAACGAACAATTTGAAACAGGTATTTTGGCTGACCATCGCGGTCAGCTTCTTGCCGTTGGTCCTGATAGCGGCGCTGTAGATGCTTTCGGCAGGGCTCGCATGAGCGAGCCCCTTACATTATTTGATTCCACATTGCGTTATACAAAACGCACTGACCAATGGAACGAAACAACAAGTGGTAGTGCTGTCGTTAATTATATTGAAGCCCAAAGCAGTGCAAATTTAGTTGTTACAACAGCCAATGGTGATAGCGTGTTGCGTCGCACGAAGCGACGTTTTCCTTACCAGCCAGGCAAAAGCCTGATGATTCTACAAAGCTTTGCGGGCACTTCTCCCATTGCGGGCATCAAGCAGGAAGTTGGCTTTTTTGATAATGACAATGGTGTGATGCTGAGAGTGAATGGCACTACTATTCAGTTTGTCATTCGTTCATCTGCTTCTGGCAGTCTTGTCGAGGAAGTGGTGGATCAAAGTCAATGGAATATCGATCGCTTTACCGATTTAGATATCAGCAAGGCCAATATTTTTGTTGCCGATCTAGAGTGGCTTGGCGTCGGTCGCGTGCGCTGCGGTTTTGTAGTGAATGGAGAATACAAATATTGCCACGAATTCAATCATGCCAACTTAATTGGTGGCGTCTACATGACAACAGCTATTTTGCCGTTGTCCTATCGCATTGAAAGCACTGGTGCAGCATCTGGTGCAACGCTTAAGCAGATTTGCTCAAGCGTGATGAGCGAAGGTGGTTATGAGCCCACTGGTCCTATTTATCACGTGGGGCGTGGTGCCACTGGCGTTGCCAGTATTAGTACTGAGCAAGTGGTGGCTGGCATTCGCATGGCAAGTGGTCGCACGGGCAATGTAATCATGCCTGTGCAAGTGGATGCTTCGATTGAAGGCAACACCATTGGCCAATGGCGTCTTAGGCTCAACCCAACGTTGTCTGGAGCATCATGGACGGCCTCGGCTAATGGCCGAGGCAATGTGGAAACTATTACGGGTGTCACAAGCTTCTCTGGCGGCACAGTGATTGGTGTGGGACTTATTGGCAATCGAGGAGCATCTGCCTTTGAGGCGGCCCATTCCATGGCGCTTACGCTTGGTGTGAACGCCAATGGCGCGTCAGACGAACTAGTGCTCACTCTGGAGGCTGACACTACTACCAAAGGCACGGGCATCATTGGATGGCATGAGCTGGTTTAGAGTTTAGGCTGGCTCCTCCATCCTTAATGGTTTCCATGGAAGGAATGCATCGCAACTGGCGCACGCAGCACGTTGATGCCATTGCAGAAAGCTTGCAAGAGTTTATTGCGGACGGAGGGGCCGATACTGCGCACGAGGCGTTGTGCGACGCCATAATGAGCTGGATTGACTACCACCAGAAAGAACTTAACGAATGGCGCTATTTGGCGGCACGTCTAAACATTCCCTTACCAAACGACTCTTTACGCTCTTCAGAAGCGATAGACAAGAGCAACAGCTAGAAGAGCTGCGACACAGTGTCCAGGAACGCACCAAGAAGGTTGCGCAAGAAGATTACGAGTGGTGGAATGCCTTGCCTTATGAGGAACGGCTAAGGGCGTTTCGTAGCGTATGCCGACGCATCCAGCAAGGGGATGTAGTGGAGCGTGGATCGTATCGCCACGTGTTGTATGAAGTGTTTGGCTTCGATGCTGATGCTTATGTCGATGGGATGGATTGTGGCTATATGGACATTCACAATCTCATCGCTCGCGGGCACGAGGAGGTTCCCCATCAAGAGTCCATGTGATTCTCATCTCACCGCCCAATGCTTTCACTGCATCGCTCGCATTCACTGGCGGTGGATGCTCAATCATCACTGATGGCACAATGGCATTGGGCAACGGAGTTATTTTCGCAGTGGGGAATAGCTCCTGTGCTTTATCAGCTAATTTATCAGCTACGTCATGACGATGTTCGGCTTCCCATTGTTGAACTAATTCTTTCGCTTGCCTATCTACTTTCTGGAGGGTGAGAGAAGTTTTCCATGCCTCCCAGTCTGGGCGACACCACTCCATGAGCCGTTTCATCAATGGATGGAACGCTAGAGAAGGCCTCTTCCCAATAAGGAAGAGGCCCAGTTCGTAGCACAACGCATTGAAGATAGCTTGGCCCGTCATCCTTCCTGATAGACGCTGATGAAGATAGAACCAGTTTTCAGCAGCGGCATCACAAAGTCACGCAGGTGAGCATTGTGCATGCGCACGCATCCATGCGTAGCCAGAAGGGCCTGCATTGGTGCCCAAGCGCCAGGCCAGCCATTGCCACTGCCTCCGCCGTGCAACATGATTCCAGACCGCCCCACGCCAACCTCTTGCCCCTCAAGGTCAATCATGTCCAAACTGTACCAGCCATAGGCCATTAACGTGCGGTCAAAGGTGGGCTTATTTCCATTGATTTCGTAGTCACGATAGACAGTCCCTATTTTGTATAGACCCGGAGGCGTGTCCGTGTTGCGCAGTTTCCACTCGTAATCACTACCCTGGCCACGTGCTAGAGCAGGAAGCTCCCAGAGGAGCTTCCCTTCAAAGGTGAAGCATTTAGCGGTTTCCACTACATCGTTAACGACGATATGGTGATCACCTTTCTTGAAACCGAAATCTTTAGGGGTTTTCTTGGGGCCGATCATGGGAGAAGAGCGCGTTGATTCAGGAGCATATTCCTTCATCAGTCGCGATAATTTAGCAGGATATTCTGGATCAGTTGCATACGCCTGCTCTTTAAGCATGCGCGCTGCTGCATAGCGATTAGGGGCGTGGTTGACGCCCTTGAATTGACGATAGTCTTTATACCACCGCGTGACAAGATATTCGATGCATGCGGCAAGGCTAGGAAAATCAATAAAGCCTGCTTTAATCGTCACCCATTGCCCGTCGTACCACTCTTGCGTGGTCGTAGTGGTACCACTTCCTTTTAGGCCAAGGTAGTTATGAGTGCCGGAAACATGTTGCCCGAATCCACTTTCCAAGCAGCATTGCGCCGCCGCCAATTCAGGATATCGAGCCCCACACCTGCGGGCAATCTGAAAGCATTCGTCCCAGAATGCCCGATCAGTGGGCCACATGGCTTCAGTCCTTCACGCGAAAAATGGCTTTCATCGCAGTGAGAACAAGTTGAATCAAGTTGTTCTCTTTATATGGAGTACGTTCAATTACTTGATCAGCAGCAGCGACGATAATGCCACCAATTACGAACCATTCAATGCCGGTCATGGACATCTCCTATGAGGTTTACTATCAGCTTAGCGCCGAATCTCCAAACTTCTCACGCGCGCCTCTAGTTGCTGAACATTAGCGGTGAGAGTATCAAGGTTTTTTGTTATTGCCTCTACTTGCGTGGTAATACGAATTTGCTGCTGACCCACAGCAATCATCATTCCACCCGATGCCAATAGCATTCCAGCGGTGACTGTAGCCACAAAGTTTGCCAGCCCTTCTTTCACTGTCCGCTTTGCAGCATTTTCTTTAAGTATAGCAGCGTCTTATCCCGTGCTTTTCGGCGATAGATTAGTAACAGTCAATTGAAGATAGGCGTCATGTTTGTGGCGTTTGAGCCTGATGATTACATCACTGGACTCATTGAATTGCGCAAGTCGGATGCCACACGACGCTTTAGGAAATCCATCTTCGACGACTATCCGCTGCGTGGCCCCTTAGGCCAAGCAGCTTGCGCGTATTGCGGGCGATGGAATGAAAAGCTAACCATCGACCACATTGTGCCCAAAAGTAAAGGCGGGCCGCATTTTGCGCGTTGGAATATGGTACCGGCATGTAAGCGCTGCAATTTAACAAAGACTGATCTGCCAGTATTTGAATGGTGGCGCCCAACAAGTCAGTGGAATCAACAGCGAGAGGAAATCCTGATGGCTTGGACTTATGCCAACAGCTTTATCGACGCCCACACTGATAGTGCTGAGTATTGGCGGTTTCTTGCTGAAAAGCGAGTGGTGCAGCAGGAAGTCTGTCGTCGCATGAAAAAAGGGCCATTTCGTGGCCCCTTTTCTTTAGCTGATTTAGGGAATGTTGGATGGGCTGTTGCTTAACCGTAGTAGTTGTATTTTCCGCTCTTCGATGAGATGAGCGGAGCTTACACAAGAGACGAGACCAAGCTCGGGATAGGACACTTCGTACACTTCTTGATCGTGGCAGTCCACGTAGAGGCGCACCTGCGCATCATTGATTGATGTCATTGATGGCGGCCAATGCTTTGTCCATGTTGATAAGCTGCCTTTGCGGCCAGTCACGGGCGTAACTAATCGCTCGCCTCAAGTCGCGAAGGAGGGGCTCTGCACCGCAGTCTTCTCCATCGTCACAGAGATACTCGTCAATGCTGTCCAGGAGCCGTTCATAGCGACTCTCTTTGTATTGCTGCTTCCAGGCATCGTCAAAGCCTGGAGGCGTGCCTTCAATTGTCATTGGAAGTGCGTGGGTAGCGGCGGTCAAGACGAACGGCGTCGTCGAGGAGGTCATCAGCGATGGCCATGATCGCATCAAGTTTATTAAGGCGATCTAAATACCAGGCAGCTTTCTTAAGACTGTCTTTTCCTTTGTGACGTTCGCGCCAAACGTATTTGGCGATGTTTCCCTTGAGGTAGCCGCGAAACTCCTCCAAGGTGAGCTGGGCCTCGATGGCCTCAATGCATTCGATGCTGCCTTCTCCCGCATAATGCGGGGGATGGTTCACCATGTCAGAAGCTGTGTCCATTGGCTTTGAAGGATGCAAAGGATTCCGCCACGATAGGCTCAGCCAGTTCGGCCATACAGTCGGCATAAGCACGGATTTCCCATTGTGCGTCTGCTGGCTGCCGCAGGCTTAGGAAGTGCAGCAGAGCCTGTAAGCTGCATGTCCAAACGAATGAGGTGTAGTGGCATGTTGGCAGGATGCCTCGTGCCTGCTCCTTGCTTACGCCCACTGCCAGCAGCGTTGAATAGGCCTCTCTCACGGCTTGGAGAGCTTCTGCGTATTTCAGCTCAGCCACGCGGGCGCTACCCACGTCAAGTGGGCCAGCAGAAGCTTGCTTGTTGCTTTCGCTCTGCTTGCGGAATTCCGATGGGAAATAGAATTCTTCGCTGTCAGCAGCGCAGTAACGGAAGCTCTTCTCGTTCCAACCCAGTTGATCATTGGCATAGGTGCCACCAATCACGTGCTTCCACCATTGTCTTGCAACGAATAGCGGGGCCTTTATTTGCCATTTGAAGACGACACCCCGGAACGGACTGGTGTGGCGATTGGCGACAAGGTAATTGAGAAGCTTTTTCTCCCTTGGGCCGAAGTCAGGCGTCTCAAGGTCAAAGCTCTGCCTGGCATCACAAACGATGTCAATGTCACTTCCCATCCAATCGAGAAGCCGAACAGAGCTAATGCCGTCACCGAGGGGATCATGCACTTTAAAAGTTTCAGAGGGCAGGGCGATCATTGTCTGAGGATTGAGAGGGGATGTCGCGCATGTCTACCATGGCCTGAGCAGTAGACCAAGCAGAGGTGACAGCCAGCACCATGGCTTCCTTCATTGCGTCATTATTCTCTTGTTGAAGGACAAAAGGCATAAGAGAATGAAGTGCCGTCGCAGCAAACAAGTCGCGAGGCGTAATTCGATCAGTCATTGTTCGTGGCGGAGTCTTGAAAGAGCTGTGTAACCAATACGGGAAGGATGCTGTTCACCTTCATCCCATACCACCTGCGCTCGTGGAACTGATCGCCCCGTTGAGTCTTGCTTGGTTTCAAGAGCCAATATTTGTCCCTTGAATCCTGAGTCAATCCATCCATCTGCCGTGAGAGAGAGAAGAACCACTCGTTGTCCCGCGCGAAATTGTTCACGATTAATGGCTTTCATGGAATGGCGGAAGGGCACCCTGGGCAAAACCGTAATTTTTGGTTCGGTAGTTTCACCTGATTCCACGGTGCAAACAAAAGTCTTCCGCCTATCGCGCAGGGCTACGCTAGAGGAAAACGAAAAGGCCATGCAGTACAGCTTGCCAGTGATCTTGGATTACGATGGGAGGAAAAGAATTGCAGCCATGGGACCATTTGAGCGGAGCGTGGAAAGGGAATTCTCATTGGCTGTCAACAAGAAAGCCATTGATGAATGCACCGATCTCAAGCAGCTCAAGGAAGTTGCCACCAATCTTTTGGTGGGGTGGAGCAATATGCAGGGCGCCATAGGCGAACTGATCAAAGAGAACATGCAACTGCGTCATGCCATCGGCCTACGTGAGGCTGATTTGCAGGCTGCAGAGGAGCTGATGAATCAGGCGGCTAGCCTTCTGGACAAGCAAGCTGCTGATCGAGCCAACAAGACTTCCCGATCTTCTCAATCCAAGTGGCGTCTGTGGCCGTGGTAGAGGTGAGCAAATACACCTTCCAGCCACTCATCATGGCAAGGTTATATTTGCGAGCATCACGGTCGTAGCCAGAGCCTGAAACATGGCGACCCCGCATGTAGGTGCCGCCTTGGATTTCAATCAGGGACTGTGCTTGTGGCAGAGCAAAGTCAGCTCTGTAACGCTTTGATCGCTTGCTTTTGGTGTAGCGCTCTTGATAGTCCTCTTCCCACATGGGCACATCACTGAACTCACGAACGAGAGTTAGTTGTGGCCAGTGAAGCTTCCACTGCTCGTGGAACCTATCTTCAAGAGCGCTCACTGGAACAACACAAAGTTATTCCACGTTAAACGGAAAAGCGCTAGCGATTGTCGCCATTTCCTTGAAGCTGCCCGCGTTGAGCGCGGTCAGCAAGTTTATCCAGATTGCCTTGGGCGACATTGGAAAGGTCCAGTTCAAGCTCCGAAGCAATTTGCGCTACGTACCAAAGCACGTCGCCAAGCTCTTTGGCAATAGCAGCGCGAGTGTCAGCATCGAACACTCCAGCCTTGTCACGAATGACTTTCTTCACCTTCTCAGCCACTTCACCGGCTTCACCAGCAAGGCCAAGGGTGGGATAGATCATGTTGCGGCCTGCATCTGGGTAGATAGCAGTGCTACGAGCAGCATGCTGGTACTCGTTGATGTCCATAGAGGAACGGTGAGTCATGACTGAAGATAGACGGGACAGAAAGGGGCGCCTTAAGCGCCCCCAGAAACGTCAGAACAGATCGTCCGAAGCTTTTTTGCTGGTGCCACCGCCTGCACTGCCGGAGTTCTCCCACATGGATGCATAGCCTTTGGCGCCATCCCGTTTGCCCTTCACCTGCACTTGACCAGTGAAGCCAGGCTGAGCGTCGTTGGTCTTGCGGTCGTTGCTCCAGAGGGATGCTTGGAGGCTGTACATGCCACGATCATTCGGGCCTGCCTCCTTGGCTTCACGGAACACGTCAGCAGGGATGTCGATGGCGACTTTGTAGAGAGGCTGGGTAGCCATGGAAAGGAAAGTGGATAACGGAACAAGAGTAGCGGCTACGGACGGGGGATTAGGCTCCCCTATCCATAGAAATTGTGAAGGGCACACGACCGGGGTAGTGGTCGAAAAAGAACTGTTGCGTCTTCTGTGCCATCACACCAGCTTGCGCTACAAGCTCGCTGGAATCGAGGCTCACAATTTGAGCCTCTTGCCCCTTCCCAGTGTCTGGGTCGTAGATGGCTATTGCGCAATGTGCTTGCTCGATTTCGATGGAATACATCTGTTCGATGGCTTGCACATAGGCGCCAAGCTGCATCCGATAGTCGGAAAGCTGGGCGTCAGGCTTTTCTTTGTAGCTAGTCTTCCAATCAAGCAGTGCATAAGCACCATCTTTCATGGTTGCAAGCATGTCAAAGGTGCCTGAATAACCAATCTCCCTGGAGGGGCAATACCAGGCGATAGCGCTCTCCACTAATAGAGGCTCACCAATGCGATCAAGGAAGTCTTGAATGGATGTGTAGTAAGGGATGTATTGAGGAGAGTGATTGAAATGCTCCTCAATGTCTTCCCCATTGAACAAATCCTCCAACACTCCATGAAGCCAATTACCACGCTCCACAGCATTGCGGGTGCGGCGGTTTGCCTCTTCATCCCCCACTTTCTTCCGCCAGTTAATGAGCGCCATTGTCTTGCCGATGGGGGCAGTAGTTGAGGCGACAGTTGTGACGGAAGGGAGCACTATCCCAGCAGGCACGTTTGGAAACTGATCAAGAACGTAATAACGCTTCTTGTTCAATTGCAGCCTGTTTGGTTCAAAGCGGGGGAGTTTCATTTCTCGTTCATGTCCCAGAAATACTCGCAGCCCTCGTCCGTACATGGCGGCGCCGCGAATTGCGATTGATAGCGATCAGGAGGCGCCATGTAACGCCAGCAGTTTTCTTTAACGGGACACTCACCGCCAGTGCACATTGCGATGTCAGGCATGAGATGACGATTAATGAACGGAAGAAGAGAAACAGGATCCAGTAGGCCGGAACTAATAACAGAAGAAAGCAAAGCAGCAACACGTCGTGGACTATCCAACGTGTCTTCTGGAAAGCTCCAATAGGCTTCATTGGCCTTCTCCCACCACGTTAGAGAAAGGCTTGAGGGGCTCTTCTCCATCGAGGCGCTTTGCGCTGTTGATGAAGGCTTGCTTGTGCTCGTCAACATAACTCTCAAATGCTTGGATGATGTTGCTCTGGAAGAAACCAACTGCCATTAAGTAGTTGGCCAGTTCCTCTACCACTTCATCGCAAAACACGTGGTGATTCCTAAAGGTCACCTCCGTTTTTGCTTCGTTGTTGTAGATATAGTGCCAGGTGTGCTGGCCATACGATTCAAGAGAAGTCATGGCAGGATTTTGCTGGCGAGGAAGATGACGATGAAACTGGCCATAAGTGCAACTGCGCTAACAGCCAGAAATAAACCAAGCGGGTCATGTTGGAAATAGCTCGGGAGGAAGCTGAGTAAGGGGCTGATCATCGGGGTCAGTACAAACAATGCCAGCGAAGGCGGCCGCTAGGGCCGCCGCCGCCAGATCTACTTTTTTGCCTCCACGAATGCCTTCACTGCATCGATGGCACCTTGAACACTGACGGCATTGCCACGAATGCTGTCCAGCTCTTTGGTCATGGCAGCCTTGGTGATCTTGATGCCGCTGTCCTTTGTCCATGACGAGACAAGAGTGGTGATCACATTGCCAAAGTCGGCAATGGTTTTCACATTGGCGCCAGTGGTGAGACCGACAGTATCGAGAGCGTTCTTCACTGCCACCTGACAGGCCCTCACATCGGCCAATCCAAGAGGATTGGCCTCGCAGAATTCAACGAGGGCTTGCTTTCCATCGAAGGGAATAGCCCACGCTTCTCCAAGATGAGCATTGCTTGTGTCAGCAGGCGCTTGCTCCGCCGCTGGTGCCGCAGTTTGCTTCGGAGCTTCCTGTTGAAGCGGGAGCCGGGGTGATCCTTTTTGGTCATCTTCCTTAGGGATGTCTTCACCTGCATAAAGACGCAAGCCAAGGCCAGTGAAGGTGGCGATGCACTTGACTGCTGCGCGCTGGCAGTTGTCGCTGATTGCACGACCATCGAGTTCTTTGATGGCATTGTGCTTCCTGTCCATCACAGGAAAGATCAAGGCAACAGTACGCCTCATGCCATCAGTGAGATAAGGGCGCAGGTAGTAATAGCCAGGGCCACCAAACACCACTTCACCCACGGTTTTCTCTTCAAAGGCAACGAAGAGGGTGGGGAAATGTTCCTTGAGATAACGGTAAGCAAAGGGCCAGGAGAGGTAGGACAGTCCTTTGTAGTCCTTCTCAATGTGTGGACCAATGTCAGGTGTGTCATAGGCAGCTTTGAAGGCTTCTGCAGTGATTTCAAGAGGAGTAAAGATGCCGTTGTAGCGGTCCATCATTGCTTGTTGCGTGGGATCGGAAGACATGACTGAAGGATCGTAGAGAACGAAGGAGTGCTTCATAGGCGAGAGAGAAGGCCACTTGCGTAACGCTTCTTCGTCTCTTCATTGGAGTCGTAGAAGATGACGAGATACTTGCCAGGAGCCTCGGCATTGCCAGTGATGATGCTTTCGCCAGGAAGTGGCCAGTCATTCACCATGCGAATGTCGGAAATCACTTCGTGAGCATGTTCGTCGTAGCAGTCGTCATAGATGACGCTTTCGCAGTACAAACGCACGTCACAGTCGTCGTTTTCGACGAGAAAATCTGCGAGATGGTTTTTCAGTTCAGAGGCCTTCATCAGGGAAGATGTTGTCAGGGTTTACAGGCTCTTGGGTGTGATCGAAGCACTCTTCCCATGCGTTGTCCGCGAGGGTGGCACTTCCTTCCCATACTGGAGTGGAGCGAATGAGACGTTCCAAAGCCTCACTGTTGCTTTTTCTTGCTTCGTGGGCGATTTCGCCCAAGTGAGCAAAAGCGGTGTCAGTGAGACAGACGTGACGGCGACGTTTTGGTTCACCGTGGACATTGGCCATAGATCAGCGACGACGGGAAAGGGGGGATGCAATGCAGTAGCCGATGCAGAATGCTGCGCCGAAGATGAGGAAAGCTTCCATCGAGGGTGGCAACTCAGCACACATTACACACCTTTTTCGGGAGTGCAACCTTGGCCCGCAGAGTCTCATGAGACTCTTGCTCAATAATTAAACAGGCGTTAAGAGGTGACAGATTTGAGCAAAAGGGTGGCAGCGCGCCATTTTCTTGCTACAACAGCCCCATCTCAACTTCCCCCATGGCATTTGACATCCTCGATCACGTAGGCAAGTTGGAGCCCGCCAAGGAAGCCGGCAAATACATTTGCCCAGCATGCCAAGGGACTAATTTTTCCTTCAATAAATCAGACGGCTCCTACAACTGCTGGAACGATCCATCAGCGAAACATCGCGCTGAAATTCGTCAAATACTGGCACCAATGGATCGCTGGGAGCGTCCCGCCCGCGAGGACGGTCGCTACATCTTCCCATATGAGAACCGTGATGGTAACAGGGTTCTCGAGGTGGTGCGCAACGATAACAACGGCAAAAAGCAGATTTTTCAGGAATATCCAAGCGTGTCAAGCGACACGCCGCAGCGCAAGAAGGTTATTGATGCACTTCGCAGCGAAATCCTGCCTTATAGGTATAAAGAAGCCATCGAAGCCTCCAAGGTTACGCAGCACCCAATCTTTGTCGTTGAAGGTGAACTCTGCTGCGATAAGTTGTGGGAAATAGGATTACCATCCGTCACATTTCTGGGAGGTAGCAAACAATATCGTTCCAACGGAGACTATTCCAAACTCTTCCGAAGCCATCGTCTCGTCTTGTGTCCAGACAGAGATGAGCCTGGAGTGGCTCTCATGCGAGAGGTGGCAGCGGACAATCCCGGCGCTCAATGGCTCTATGCAGATCCCGAATCCTTTGAATGGGAGACGCTTCCGCAGAACAACGGCTATGACCTCGCCGATTGGATAGACGAAGGCGCGTCACAAGACTTAATCATTAATTCCATTGTCAGCAAGGATCGCCATGAAGGGCAAGATGGTCTCCCTTCCTACGAGGAGATCATCGGCACTCTTGAGACGATGGTGGGACTGTATGGCAATGACGCGCGTGTCTTGTTTGAGGCTCGTCAATGGATGACCAATCATGGCCTCAAAATTTCCACCACTGAACTTGACAAGCTGATTGGTGAAGCCAAAACCAGAGTGGATGGTAAAGAGGAGATTGAAGTGCTGGATGCCAAGGCCATTGCCATGTCCAATGACGTGCGCCGCTGGACTATTGCTGGCATTCTGCCTGAAAGCAGCGTGATGCTTCTCGCAGCGGCCCCTGGTAGCGGTAAGTCCACTCTTGTCTACAACTGGGCGATGAACATTGCGCTGGGCTCCGACTGGAGCGGCAGGCGGTGCCTGCCAGGCAAGAGCCTCATCATTCAATGTGACGAGCCGGTTGTGGATGCTGCAGAAAAGATGCAAGTCATTGGCTACGACCGGCCCGACATGCCTGAAGACGCCATTGGTTTTGTGGAACGCTGGCGATTCTCCAACATTGGTTGGCTCGCTGATCGCATCAAGCGTGAGCGCCCTCGTTTCGTCGCCATTGACAGCCTCACCGCTTGCCTTGCCGGCATGGACGTTGATTTAATCAAGAGCGACGCCGGCAATGTCATCTACGAACTTCGGGACATCGCCAACACCTACGGTTGCTCCATCGTCATTCTTCACCACCTCAACAAGACCGGCGGCATTCGCGATAGCTCCAGCTTTGAGGCCAACGTTTCAGAAGTGGTGAAGCTATACCGACCAGAAAACAATCCTGGCCCCAATGAATTCCTGCTGGAGTGGACAAAGAGCCGTTCCGGCTTGAGCGGTAAGCACTTCCTCGTCCGAGAGCCCGACACCTATGGCTGGTTCTACAAAGGTCCGGTAGATGGAGATCCTGATGGCTTGATGCGCGTGGCCAACATGGTGAACAACCGTGGCAACGAACGCTTCAGCCCTAGTCAGATTGGCATGATGCTTGGCTTGAGTAGCACCAGCAGTGCGCGTCGCCTGCTGGAGCAGGCTCGCAGGCAAGGCCTCATTGATTCATCGTGGCAGCTAGGCCCCACTGGTGAGCGCGACCGCATGTATCAAAGCTTCAACTACGTGGAACAGGAGCTTGAAGACATTGCTCCTAGCGAAGTCCTAATTTCCGCCAAATTAGGAGATGACTTCCCATCGTCTAACGAAAGTCAAATTTCCGCCAAATTAGAAGATGGGCCGGAAGAGCCCGCCCCTGATGGGGCGGACGACGACATCTGGTTTTAACTAGCGCAAAGAGAGGGAGACTTCACAAGGCGTCTCCCCGCCCGCCCGACGCTACGAGGCGGGCTTTTTTAATGCTACTCATTTTCCACTCATTTCTTAGTCGTATCCACTCACGATGGGGGTGGTATCGAGATTCTCAATAAACGGCGTTTATCGAGAATCCGACTAATATAATGAAGATTATGTAAAGGGCTCAGCCCAGTATTTGCAATGGTTTTCCAGAATCCTGGCCTCGAAGCGCTGCATCAATACATCACTGGCGGACAGGCATCTCCTGCTCCCATTGAACAAACCGTGACTGCCGAAGCTGAGAAGAAGGCTGAAATCGAGGAAATCACCAAGGAGGTGCAGGACGATGCTCGGATTGAACGACCAGTCTGGAAGGGATTTGGAAATTAAAAGGGGGCTAGGCGGGCTGTGGTAGACTGGTCACGGAAAGTCCCGAGCGCACCCTGTTCCAGGGCCGTTCAGGGCTAACCAGCCTTCAGGCATTGCCTTCCAGCACCAGCGACGCCCCCAAAGGGCGGAGCGAGGTCCAGCACCGGGCAAAAGAAACCTTCAATAACCAAAACGGTTTCTATCATCGCGAAGGAAAAAACACTTCGCAATGATCTACCCTCCTAAGCCTGTCGAGCAACTGCCTTCGCTGGAGCACAACGGCACCGAAATCGTCTGTCGCATCCACCATGGCTTCTCGACGCCAGATCGTGGTCCTCAGCCTCAAGCTCGCTATCTATATGGTGCCGTGAGCCCCGAAGGCGAACGGCATTGGCGGAGAAGTCTGAACGACATCCAAGCCTTGATCGATGCTGGCTTTAAACTGAATGCTGCCGCAGCAGCGAAAAGTGACGCATCATCGTCCGCTGTCTGATTCCGAATGGAATGAGATGGATGCCCTAAGGAGGGCCATTAAAGATGGCCCTCCTTCTGTTGCCTTCCACAAAATGGAAAGGTTTTCCGAATTGTTTGTTAGAACTCTGCCGTATGAAGGCGATACAATTGCGGCAGCAGTAAAACCTCCAGATGGCGCAGCCTGAGATTATCTTCAAGGACAACCAAGAATGCCTTCGTTATGCAGTGAAAGTGCTAACGGATGCAGGGCTCACTCCTGAAGAAATTGAGCGTGTCAGGGTGAAGAATAAGCCTGGTGTCAACATGGCCAAAGACCTTGTTGGCCTCAGGCGTCATATGGTGCAAGAGCTGTTGGCTGCCAACATGAGCAACCGACAAATTGCTGATGCATTACAGATTGGTAAAGACACCGTTAATTCTGATCGCCATTATGCTCGTCAGCTTTATACGGAAAAGCTTCTGGCATCTGCAGACGTGCATAGAGCACGTCTGCTCAAAGAACAAATTGATCTCAAAGAAAAAGCGATGGAAGCTTTTGAGACCAGCAAGAAGAAAAAGATTACCACCATTCAAGATGGCGATGATGGCCGCGGCGGTACGCAAATCAAGGTGGAAGAAAGCGCTGGTGATGCATCGTTCCTCAATGTGGCCAAGAATGCCCTTGTGGAACAGGCTCGACTTCTGGGCCTGCACGAGCTGAAGCGTGAGGAGCAGCAAGACAAGACGTATCAACAATTCCTTAAGGATCTCACTGTTACCATCGACAAAGAAAAACAGCTCAAGGAAGCCGATGAGCTTCGAGCCAATGCTCTGCCAGTCCAAGCTGGAGACGTAACGGACGCAACGACAGTCCTACCTTCTACAGAAAATCTTTAGCCACAGCCCTTGACGGGCTTCGTTATGGTCGGCAAGATACAACGGTTGCCTTCTCCCATTGTCTTTCTCTTTCAATAGCGTCGACGACTTCCTGCGTAAAGCGCAGGAAGCCAAAACTGAAAAACGTGAAGAGATGCACGAATACGTGCAAGACTTCGTTAATGATCCATCAATGGTTGGCGTGCCAGTGGAAATGGCTGACACCATTGGTCAGCTCATCGAAAAGTATGGTGATGAATGCCTACGTCAAATTGCCCTGTTCACATTGGGAAAATGGTACGGCGTGCACGTGGGCGTCGTGCAGGAGATGGTCTCCACTGAAGACTTTGGCTCAGCCATAGCCGCGTCTATGGACGCGGCCAAGATTAATACTGCCATTCAAACGCTAGAAGGCGTGGGCAGCTTTGGTGGTGATGACGATTGGCGCAAAATGCTTGGTGACAGCATTGTGTCAGAAGTGGATGAACATCGAGCGAGGCATGGTGATGACAGTTGATATGCCAAATGCCATGCGCACCTTTCTAATTACAACCAGCAGAGACGAATGCATCACGATGTCTGCCACTGGTGAATGGGAAGTGCGTCAGCTTTTTGCAAAACAATTCCCACGAAAACGCATTTCAACAGTGGATGAATATCCGCAAGATGTGTTAAAGGTGTCTGGTTGTTTTCAATGATTCGTCTTCCATCGTTTCGTATTTCCATTTCTCATGCAGGAGGCATCATTCAAATTGGCGCAACAACTATCGAGTGGGCCAATGCGGTCCCGCCAGGCACTCAACTCATGGGCCAGCCCCAATGGGGCTGGACAGCAGTCATATTCCCAACTGACTATTGGTTCTTCGGACGGTGATGCAATTATGAGTCGTCGCAAGGCGTTCATTTGCGTGCCACCTGCACTAGCAGAGGAAGTGCTTGCCAAAGGACAGGAAAGCCCTTTGGTTCATCCCGTATGGGCTAAGGCTATGAAACGGAATCGTTATTTCGTTATCACAGCAGACAACTTGGACGATCTCACCGAAATCGCAGATTTCGCTCGCGTGGAATTGGAAGAGCCAGAGCAGCCTCTTACGAAAGTGCGTCGTCATGCCTTCCAAGCCTTGCTGGACCGCGCCCACCGTTACGCCATTCTCGAACCACTGGGCGAGTGCCACTGCATGGCCACCGCTTGGCGTGACCAGCCTCTGCGGAGCAACAAGGCCTCCTCTCGGGTGGTCACGGAGCTTCGACAGGCAAAAGTGCGACATGGCTTGACACCACGCCTCTGAGACGGCACAATGCCACCACGAGGCGCGAGCCTCTCCGTTCACTTCTTGAATCATGCATCGCATTCTGTCCGTGTCCGGCCACGCCAATGCCCGTGGCCTTTCCGTTTTTGCCAAGAACATCCTTGGCAACACATCGCCTGTGATGTTCTCCAATGAACCAGTTATTGAAGGTGTGTTTCGCATTGGCGAATTGATGAGCGCTTGCCAAGCGCTCGAAACCGCTATGTCAATCATGGAAGGCGAACGTTCAGACGTGCGCCCTCATGCGGCATTGGACAATGCCATCAACCAACTGAATAACTTGCAGCTTCGCTTAGACAGCATGGTGCGGCAAAGTGCTGTCATTCATGCCGAAGTGGTAGAGCATATGGCTCAAGATGAGCCTGAGATGATGCAACACTATCTTTCAGCCTTTGCTAAGGCAGTTGGCCAAGGAGAAGTGTGACAATGGAGGGAATGTCACAGCGTGAACTTATGCAGTGGATGATGAAGCCATCAGAATTCTTTGATGAGATGGCCTACAGAGCGAGACGCCTAGAAAAGCGTCTCGCCAAGCTTAAGGAGAAGGAAGAAGAAAAAATCTTGGAGCTATATCGTCAGTCAGTTTCCATTTGACCATCGGCCCCATCAGGGGCCTTTTCTTTTGTCCATGTGTGATCGCCAGGAATGGGCTCCGTTCCATAGGCCCAATCGTCGTAGTGCTCACCATTGCGCAACCACCTGGCAAGGCGTTCACGTTCTTGCTCTGGAGATAGCTTCATCGAAGTCCGGCTCGGCTCGTATAGAGACTAGCTAGCTCCGTATAAGCAAAAAGAAGGGGGGCAATTGCCCCCCTTCTTTCTGTGGCTTCCGATGAGCGATTTAGCAGGAGATGAACTCGACCGCAAGTACAGTGCGCTCCTGAGGCCCATGCGTGCCTTGGCTTAGTCGCAACGACCGCGCCCACACTGTCACGCCCGTCCACCCTTACGGCTCGCTGCTTGAAGCAACAAGGGAAGCCTTTCGACCTCCAGGACCAACCACTCAGAAATAGTAGCACCCAACACGCCGGCCACCCCCTCGAATCATGAAGCAATTGTGAAGGGCTCGTCGGCTCGGCCCTGAAATGAGGCACAATGGTGGGACTGCGCTCGGGCGACTGACGCAGGCTCCTGGACTTACCCCCCTTCTTCTTGATGCTTCGTTTTTTCTCTTCCCTTTTGCTGCTCAGCGCCATTGCTCCGCAAGCGCATGCAGCAACGATTGAATGCGGCCAGGCCACTCATTACGGCATTGGCGATGGCTACCACGGCCAACGCACTGCCAATGGCCAACGCTTTGATGCCTATGCCATGACTGCGGCCCACCCATGGCTCCCCTTTGGTTCACGAGTTAAAGTGAAGAATCGTGACAATGGGAGGAGCGTGCTAGTGACCATTAATGACCGGGGTCCGTACACTGGCTACAGCGTGTTGGACCTGTCTTACGGCAGCTTCTCTCGCATTGCTTCGCCTGGTCAAGGCGTAGCGAACGTTTGCATTTCCCGAGCCTGATCAGCTCCCCTTCCTCCTCCTGAAACCATGAACCTCCCATCCCTCAGCTTGCTTTTCACTATTTTCAGCTTCGGCGCTTTTGCCGTTGTTGCCGCTCCAGAGGCCATGCCTAACAAGGCTGGCCTTGACAATTGCGTGCAGCTTCATCCTGAGCGGTATTGCCGCATTGCCAATGGCTTCCCCGTGCCTCCGCTTAAGCCCTGATAAGCTGACCACGGAATGTTCGAGGCCCCTTGACAGGGGCCTTTTTCATGTCCTACCATTGGCGCACGCCCGAGAGGGTGAACTGTTCCCGAAACACCATGACAGCAACCGCTCATCACCGCGTTACCAAAAAGGCTCAAGAAGCCCTTGGCGTGACAGTGCTCAACGTGCTGCAGCACTGTGTGGTCATTCGCACTGATCGCGGCCCTCGTTTCATGAGCCGCAAAGTGTTTGATTCTTGGGAGGCAAAGCAGCGTGCCCAAAAGGCACGCGCTTGCCAAGCTCGATATATCGCCAACAATGTGTGGATGGTGCTTGATCCCACCACCAACACCGATGCTCACACTGTCATTCGCACTGGCGCCTACGCCAAAGGAATTGAAGGTAAGTGGGGCTGCACTTGCACTGATGCCCACTTCATGATGGAGCGTGGCCAGGAACCCTGCTGCAAGCACATCTTGGCTGCTCACATCCAACTTGCTATGGGCTCATGACTGAAATTATTCATCCCCCATTGGACTCTCTTGAAGACAGACTGGGCGACGCACTAGGAGTCGCCCTTGGCATGCTGCGCCATCCAGAAACTCTCACGAATGCCTCAATGGCAATGGTTGAGAAGGCATTTCTGGAATGGTGTGACAAGCAAATTGATGCCATTGGCGCAGAAGCGCCTGAAACGGTTCACCCTGAAGATATCGGCATTTTCTTGGAGCCAGACAACGATGACTGAAGCCGAAGAGATGGCAGTAAAGACTGTCATCAAAATGACCACGCGAGAGTCAATTGATGATGGCATCATGACTGCCGTTACAATGATTCGCATTGCAGCGCAAGTTCATCCTGAGTGGACATTTGATCAGCTTGCTGATTGCATTGAAGCCACCGTAACGAAAGACTGTCATGAGTGATTCTCATTCGATCACTCCGCCACCTGAGTTGATTGCCAAGTGGACAGACAACGCGCATCTCAGCCAGCCGAACATGGGGGCTATATGTCATGAAGTTGCCACTCTCGCCGCCCGCTGGGGCGCTGATCAGGAGCTGGAGGCGTGCTGTGAGTGGCTGATTAACGAGGGTCATGAATACGAGCATGTTGCTTTGCGGGATGCCCGCCGCCCACGGCCACTGAGTCTGAGGGAGAAGGCACTGGAAACACTGCGTTCTATGCAAGTTGAGCCTTGTTGGATTAACGGTATCAATACCAACGCAGAGCTGATGTCAAAGTACGACATTCTCCGCCGCGCTCTTGAATCCCTGCCTAATTGACATGACAGAGCAACAAATTCATTTCATTCGTGGTTGCTGTGTAACGATTCTCGCGTTTGCAGCTATTGGTTTATTGGCATCCATTCTTTTGCCATCAAATAAACCTAGGGACAAATCAAATTTTGAAATTATTGATACATATAAAAACTGCAATGTAATTAGATACACCGATCCATCTAGTAACTGGCATTACTTCCTGAGGTGTAGCACATGAAAGAACAAGTCGAGCTAATGATCGGCCTAACTGTTGCTTTCGTTTTGCTTTTAATCATCATTACACTTTTAACAGAATGACTCAAGAACACCCGATCACTCCACCGACTGAGTTACTCGATCAATGGGCAGTTGAGTATTGGGGCAGCCCTGGTGAATTTATTGCACCAAGTGAGCGTCACATCGCCACCCAAGCCGCCCGCTGGGGCGCTGATCAGGAGCTGGAGGCGTGCTGTGAGTGGATTTACAAGCTTATGGATCGCGGTTTGGAATGGTCTACGGATCTCCGCACTTCCCGCCGCCCCACGCTGTCGAACTTGAAGGAGCAGGCGCTTAGCGAGCTGGATTCACTGGAAAACATGGGGACGTGCAACGCTGACACCATCCGCCGCGCTCTTGAATCCCTGCCCGAGTAGACATGCCAAATCCAGCACCTTTACCCCCACTTGACTTTCTTGCCAGACACCTGGAGGTAGTGCCTGTCAGCACTCTTGGAGAGGAAAGCGGTCTTGTTTGGCGTAAGCCCACAGCGGCAATGCACAAAGCTGGCGACCGCGCTGGGACGCTTGTTCGGCATAGCACTTATGCCGGAAGACAGGACTGGAGGATTCGCCTCAACTACACCGGCTATTTAGCTTCTCGCGTCATTTACTACCTGCATCATCGTGTTGACCCCGGCGCTATGACGGTTGACCACATCGACCGCAACACGCTAAACAACAATGTCGCTAACCTCGCTCTGGCGACATGGCGAGAACAAGGTTTCAATCAGAAGCGAAGGCGCGACAACACCTCAGGTGCTCGCGGAGTTAGCTGGTCGAAGAACGGTTGTTGCTGGACGGCTCAAATAGGAGTAGATAACACAATCGTGAGGCTTGGATCTTTTGCGTGCAAGCTTGACGCCGCAGCAGCATACAACGACGCCCTTGTCCAACACCTTGACTCCGGCCGCCAAGGAATTGCCAATGATTTAAGCGTCATTCAGTGCGACTGCCCCAAGTGCAGTTAGCGAAACCTCGTATCCAACATCCCTACGACTGATGACAAACTTCTCGTACTCCGCCAAAGTGCTGCCTCTTAAAGGCAAATACTACGGAACGATTATTGAACTAACTGACGAGAACGGACGCAAATCCGAACTTAAGATCTGGATTGACGATCCAGACTGCGACCTTTCTGATCGTGAACTTGAGGATTCTGGCTACAAGACCAGAGAGGAAGCATTTGAAGACGGCTATCCCTGTGACTGCCATTACGAAAGCAAACGCGGCTTCTGGCTGGCCAACCGCATTGCCGACGCCATCAACACCCAGCCCTCTTAATCCACCTCTCTTCGATTGCTGTGAATTCATTTTTGTCTGACCTGCTTTCTTTTCTCAGAGAAATAGCAATTTTTTCCGCTGGAGTCCTTGTTCTAGCAGCGCTGATGTTTTTGATTGCCCAACTAGCCCAGTAGTCCGATCAACTTACATGTGTAAACTTTCCTCCTCTGCTCAGGCAGTGCTGGACGCTTTTCGTTCCAGTCACACAGAAAAAGGTTGTCTTGTTGCTGCCCTTCGCGCTGCTGTTGATGAAGTGGCTCCAGAGAAAACCATTGAAGACATCGGCTATGTTCACCAGAGCTATGTTGATGGCTACAAGGATGCTCTTTACGAGGTTCTCATCATTGCTAACGAGATTGAACTCCAATGACTAAACTCTCACCCGCCGCTCTAGCAGTAATGAATGCCGTCGTTAAGGTCTATCCGGCTTTTCCTGACGAGGTTGCCGCTGCTGCCATTCGCACTGCTGCGGATCAGGTGGTGCCGATGGCATTGTGCGTCCACAACGACGACTTTGTTTACGTCCGCCACCAACTTCACGCCATCGCTGACGAACTTAAAGTCCAGTAGCACAATCAACTCCAATGTCTGACATTGATTTCTACAAGCTCGACACAGCATTCGCACTCCTAACGCAATTTGATCATTGCGCAAGAAATGATGATTTCATCGAAGTGAGCCTATGGCACAATGGCGAAGGCTTTGATGCTCATTTGAACGCTACAAGTCGGCATCAAACTATCAGCCTCACATGGGGCGAATACAAAGCTCTCAAAACCCTCGTGAAAAAGCTGGACAAATGATTAGCATCTTGGGCGATTCTTACGAAAGCAGCCTCACTGACGAAAAGCATGAGGCTTTAGTAGCTATAGGCAAGCATGCAATTGCTCCACCGCTTTCACCTGCCGCTCAAGCAGTTTTAGATGCCGCCGTTGGCGTGTATGAACCAAATGTATGTTATGAGCACAAGATCAGCATTGCTGCCGCCCTTCGTGCTGCTGCGGATCAGATGAGCAGCCATCACTCAAAGGCATACCTTTACAACCTTGCTGACGGCTTAAAGTTGAAAGCCATCGCTGATGAGTTTGAAGCCCAGTGACCATTTTCTTGGCTTCAGGAAAATGGTTCAAGAAAGAGCTGGACTGGGCTTCACGAGGCCCAGCCCTCACCGCCTGCTCCGTAGCGGGTAACGCCTCGATGAAGAAAATCATTGGGCGCCCACATCCTATAGCATTTCTTAACCATGGCCTTCTCCATTGGTGATCTCGTCGATCTCTACGATTTTGGCTTTCGGCAATGGAGAGGCGAATACACCGTGATCAAGCTCCCGCACGAAACGGGCGGCACCCTCTACAAAATTCGCAACACCAAAATGGGCAGCCAACAGTTCGTCAAAGAAAAAGCCTTGCGCCGCAGTCGATTAGGGCCATTCCGCATCGAAAGCTTGCAGCCCTGACGCCCATCCTGTAAGATTCTGCTCACGGGGCGAGAGCCTCACCACTTCCTGATCGTCATGACCCTCATCGCTCCTCCCCTCCAAGGCGCCCAGCTCCAGCCCGGCACCATCCTCACGTCGTCATGGGGTTATTCCATGACCATCGTGGATTTCTACGTTGTGGTGCGCTGCACTGAGAAGACTGCCTGGGTGCAGCAAATCGAAAGCTGCGAAGAAGATCACGGTCCTGCAGGTGGCCATGCCGTGCCCAACCTCACTCGCAAGCCCAAGCTGGTGTTCCAGAACCGCGCCGATAACCAAGGCGGCGAGCTGGTAGAAGCTCCCATCAAGAGCTTCCGCATCAAAACCCACTCTGATGGCACTGAGTGGCTCTGGAACAGCAAGCTGCAACGCACCATGCGCATTTGGGACGGACGCCAGCAACGCATCAATCACTGGGACTGACCATTTGTAACGATATATAAAGCCAAGAGAGGGGCCTCAAGCCTCGCTCCGTTTTGCTGTATAGTTCTCTCACGGGGCGAGAGCCTCACATCCTGAAAGCCATGACTACCGCCATTAACGAAACCGCCACCTGCCCTAACTGCGGCGGCACCGGCAAGCTTCCTCATTTCAGCCACGTCGCAAACGGCGATTGCTTCGCTTGCGGCGGCACCGGCACCATCATTTTCAAGACCTTCATCGGCGATAACAGCGATGTGATCCTGGAAGTGTTCAAGCACAACGGCAAGTTTTGGCACGCCTTCCTCCGTTGCCGCACGTGGAAGAACTACGTCAGCCCCTCCCATGGTCCCATGCATGAATGGGGCAAAGACTTGTGGTGCAAGCGCATCGACGATGCGGTGGAAGCTCGCGAACTGTGGCGCAATGCTGCCAACACCGGCATTAAGACTGCTCTTTGTGACTGACTGTTAAGCCGGCAGCGGGGCCACCCAAGGCCCCGCCTTCCCATGCTGTATAGTTCTTCTCACGGGGCGAGAGCCTCACTTCCTGATCATCATGGCCCTTCAAATCAACGTTGATTACACCTCGCCCTGGGATAAGCGCTACTGGGCGAAGGATTACGCCGAAATGGCGCTTGCCATCCTGAACAAGAGCGACCGCTGGCCTGCAGGCTCGCTGAAGGTGGTGCACTTCGATCCCAAGAGCCCCACTCACTGGCGCCTGATGCCTGTCAATGGCATTCAGCAGCCTGGCTGGTGAGATGAATCTCTCGCAAAACGCACTTTCCATTAATCAGCGCAACATTCTTCTTTACTATCTCAATCACAAGAAGAAACACGCTGATAGGCCATGTTATGCACCAAAATGTCCGTCACAGGCAAACAGAGTGCATGACCATATAAAAGCAATGGAAAGATTAGAAGAGCGTGGTTTCATTCGTTTACAACGTTCTTCTGATGACTATTTGTCTTGGATCATTCTCGACCCCTAACTCTTTCACCATGACCACCATCCCCACCATCCATCTCAACGGCACCGGCGCTACCACCCTTCGTGATGAATACGCCGCTGCATACGACGCTATTGGCAAGGCTGTAGATGCCTTAGTAGCAGCCACGTGCAACGGGCGTGATTTCTATCCGCAAGGCTCTGATGCCTACTACAAAGCTCGTGATGAGCGTGCAGCAGCCTTTGATCAGCTCCGCCAAGCGCAGCACTACGTGGGCGAAGTGCTGATGGGCATCTGCGATCAAATGTGACCCTGCTCCTGACTCTGCCTCAACTCTGCCCTTCCATCGCTTCCTGAAACCATGCTGTCCATCCTCCTCGCCACTGCACTGCCCGAACTGCCCCCAGTGGAGCAGCCAAAGCCTGTTCAGTCCCGTCAGCAAGCCATCCTTGAGAAGATCATGCAAGAGGCTCCTGCAGCAGCTTCTGAACGCTCCTTTGGTGAATGCACATATATGTGGAGCCAATGGAAACTCAATGGGGAAGGCGTTAGGACCACTCTGCGCACCTGTAAAGGTGAGTCGGTGCAAACCCCCATCAGCATCGCCGTAAGCTGCCCCCTCCTGAAGGTGAACACCACTAGTTCCACTGAGCCTGGCAAATGGCAGGGTTGGCGTAGTCCCATCGCCAAGGGCTCAAAGCTAGGCGAGGCCATGATGGTTGCCAGTCTTTGCGCCAACGTGGTCGAATAGCTTGACAAGCCCCGCCCAGGGGCTTTATCTTTATGCATGTCCGGGGCGGAGACGCTCCACAACCTTCTGACAGCCATGACCAGCATGATCTTCACCATGGATTCCTTCAGCCCCACTCAAGGGCAGTGGTGGTCTGATCGTTCCAATACTGACGTGGAGCGCCGTGTGAGCCTCGTGGCTTCCCAGATGGGCTTTTTCCTCTGGACTGCTGATTTCCGCAATGCCCGCACCGGCAAGCACATCACCCAGAAGTTCTTCTGCAGCCTGCCCACCAGCGACGAGCCTGTAGCGCTGTTTGAGCACATCAGCGACCGTCAGGCATGGCTTGAGAAGCAATGGGAAGCAAAGCAAGCTTCCCGACTGTCTAGGGGCCGCCTCAAAGCGGCCCCGCCACCCTCGATATATCCCAGAACCATGCAAGACGCAGTGAACGTGCTGGCCATCAGCAAAAAGGGCAAAAGCCGCATCGGCACCAAGCTCACCACCGCCATTGTCGAGCAAAACCATCACGACAAGCTCTTTCTCGTATTTCCTGAGCTAAACCAATGCCGGTGGATTAAAAAGGACAACGACCCTGATTTCCGTATCATTGAAGCCTGAAACAATGCATTTTGTCTGCAACTACAACAGCAACGGCCCGTATTTCGCGCCCACACAAGGCCAATACCATGCCTCTCGCCTGAAAGACATCATTTTCCACGTGAGGCTATGCATGGAAGATGGTGACTACCAAATTGGCGTGTTTGATGACGATGGGGAATGCAAGGGCATGTGGATTGATGAAAGCGAGCCTGTAGACGATGGAGAGGGCGGCATGGTGCTCTCTGAGCCTGCTTATGTGCTGTATCGCCCAGGCACCATGAGCGCAGGCATGTGGAACCTGCACCTTCGTAAATTCAAGAGGCCTTGAGCATGATTCTCATCGATTTCTTCAATGCTGATTCCTGCAAGGGCACTGAACTCATTGAGGGGTGGTATTTCTACGATGATGCTGATGAAAGCGTCATTGGTGGTCCGTTTGATGATGAAGAAGCGGCCATCAAGGCCGCGTTCGATGGCCATGGCTGGTGATCATGAAAAAGCCGGGCTCAAGGCCCGGCTAGGTGCGTATCAAGCTGGTCAAGGTCCGGTTAGCTTCGTATCTAGAAAAAAATTGGAACCGGCCAGGTCCGTATCTAGGGTCCGGCTAGGGTCGTATCTAAGGGAATTTTTTCCATGATCTCGATCCGCATCCGTATCGGGGTTTGATCATGATCCGTATCCGTATCACGGCCTGATCAGGATACGTATCAGTATCGGCACCCTGATCATGATCCGTATCCGTATCAGCGGGGCCGCTTCTCATTGATAAGCTGAGCCTATCTGTAATATAGGCTTGGCTTATCATTCGAGCCTCTCGATTCCCCGGTTCTCCTATCGGGAATGTGGTGATATTTAGCGGCCCGATTCCGCGGGGTTTGGAGAGGCTTACCGGCGACGCGCTGTTTGTAGCTCTTACCCTGACGCGCCAATTCTTCACCCTTACCCTGACGCGCCAATTCTCTATCCTTATCACCGCCGGGAGTTTGCAACCCCATCTCTGCCGCGTGCGCGGTGTTAGCTACTGTTCGCGCTTGCCTGAGGCTTACTGCGCAAGCTTGCCTGAGGCTTACTGTTTGCCGCTGTTTGTTATTGTTTGCGGCTTTTAGTTTGCGACGCTTACTGTTTGCCCTTAATCGATCCTTTCCCGAACGATAAAGAGCGCTGATCACGCGCCAGAGCCCTTTAGAAGGCCCCACAAGGCGCGCGGTGCCCTTCCGGGTGTGCCCATACCTAGCGGCGGTTTCCGCAGCTTTCAAGCTATGACTAGCTTTTGAGCCCATCAGTGTTCGCGGCGCTACAAAAGCGCCGCGGCTTGACAGGATCGCCGTTGTGCTGTATTTCACGCGCGCACGCTTTCTTTCTTTACTGCGCGCAGTCTCCCGTTGCCGGTGGTTGCCGTGAAAGGTTCCAACGGCAGAAAGCGGCGCACAGCGCCGCGCAGTGTGCCAATCGACCCACCGGTCCAGCTTGCGGCAGTCTGTGCCGCTTGTGCGGTTAATCTTCTATCAACGGCGAGAGGGAAGCGATTCCACCGCCGCAAGTTCCTGAAACTTTCCTGCCATGCTCGCCTTCTCAAAAGGGATCAGCTTTCTTTCCTGTGGCCTGGCTGCCCTGATTGTCTGCAGCCTCGCCATAGAAGATCAGCGCCGCTTTCTTTCCTGCCGTACTAGCGGCGCAAGCGTGGATGCCTGCCTGCTACAGATTCACGGGCGCTGATTCTTTCTTTCTTTCCTGATTCTTTCCTTTCCTTTTGCTTTCTTCATCGTGAAACTTTCCGACCTTTCTTTTCATCTTTCAATCAAAAGCGGCAACAAAAAAACAGGAGAGATGGCAGTAAGCACATCTTCAAAAGCTACGTGTTCGCCTACCTGCCCTTTCCTTGATAATGGTTGCTACGCCGGTTCGGGACCGCTGAATCTTCACTGGCTTAAAGTTACCAACGGTGAGCGTGGGGAAAGCTTTCCTAACTTTCTTCAAAAGTTAAAAGCACTTCCCGAAAGTTCCGCTTTTCGTCACAATCAGGCGGGTGATCTTCCACACACACTAGGAAAGATCAGCAGAACTTTCATCCGCCGGATGGTAGAAAGCGTGTCTCACTTGCGCGCCTACACTTACACTCACCACAACGTGAAACTAGGAGAGAACCTCCAGCTTCTACGCTATGCAAACCGTAACGGCTTCACAATCAACGTAAGCTGTGAAAGTGAAGCGCAAGTGGATGATGCAATCGCCGCAGATCTGCCGGCCGTGCTAGTTGTGCCGTCTGATGAAAAGCGCGTAACGTGGCGCACAGAATCAGGCAACGCGGTGTTGGTTTGTCCCGCACAACGTAGCGACACTGTAACGTGTGCTGATTGCATGCTTTGCCATAAGCGAGGCAAGAAAGTTGCCATAGCCTTTCTTGCTCACGGCACAAGTAAGCGTAAGGCTGCCC